GATACTTAAACCTAAGAAATGTCCTAACTGTTTTGGTGACGGCTGGATTCCTATCATAAAAGTAATACGTTCATCAGGAGACTACACTTACAGTGAGTTAGAAGATGTAGGGGAAGAGGATTGCCCCGAATGTAATGGAACAGGAGAGGAGAAAATTTATGCGTAATCTTATTTTAATTAGTGTACTTGTCGTCATAATAATGGTTGCTATTCTTTATGCTAACATTGTAGATGATTTAAACTCAACTATTGATGATTTTTTTAATAATGGATAGTTATTGGTTTTTAAAAAATGCGCTACCATTAATGTTTATAGCTGTATTTGTTTTAGCTTGGTCTGTGTGTTATTATTTTAGTCACAATAACTATGAAAATAGTTTAAAAAGAAAGAGGAATAAAAAATGATATTAAAAGATATGGCAGAACAATATAGGTGTTCACCTAAGTTTTGTAAGCTGTCTATAAAAACTCAAAAAGAATATATGTCACAACAGAAAAAGGTTTGTGCAACTATTGTGCAGAATAATGTGAGACTAGGCGATATGAAGTTAAAGAAAATATCTTTAAAACATGTTGCTGTAGCATATGAACAGTGGCTACGCACTGGTACACGTACTGCTAATATGCGTAAGAGTTCACTATCTGTTGTATTTAAATATGCAATGCAGAATGAACTTATGGATAAAAATCCTTTAGTTGGCTTAGAGACTACAAAAGATAGTGTACGTTCAGTTAAGTGGGAACGTGACGAGGTTAAAAGATTTTTAGATATTGCTTACGGAAACTTTAAGTATAGAAATATTGCTTTGTTGTGCCAGATGGCATACGATTTTGGGCAGAGACTAAAAGATATGAGGCAGTTAAAGTGGTGCAGTATAAATTTTATTGAGAAAACAGCCAATATAAAACAGTCCAAGAGAGGGGCAGAACTTCATTTACCTATTGATGATAAGTTAATTAAGATGCTACAGCAACAAAAGGAAGACTTTGATGGGGTGTCAGAGTATGTGTGTCCTCGCATCCCTATTAGGGGTAATGGCTATCGGGAATATTCTGAACAAGAAATATCTTATTTAGTTAACGATATAAAGCGAGAAGCAAACATTAGACCAGAGTTGTGGGCAATGGATTTTAGGAGAACTGCTGTAACTGAGATGGTAGAGAGTGATGTTGATGTATTTGGTATTATGCAGGTTACAGGGCATCAAAACCCCCAATCAGTTAAGAACTATTTAGTTAATACTCGTGAGGGTGCAACTACTGCGCTATCTAAGCGAAACGCTAATGGGTAGCATAAAATCTTTTATCCAGGATATAAACATTGCAGAAGGGGAACGTCTTAGAATGGACTGCCCTTCTTGCAGGGGATCAAATACATTAAGTATTAGTCGCATTGATGGTGTTATTCTATATCAATGTTATAAGTTAATGTGTTCTGAAGCAGGGGGTATTTACGAAGGGATGACAGCAGGGCAAATAAAAAAACGTATAGCTTCATTAAGTGACAGTAGTTCTGCCCAAGATAGGTGCCAGGAAAATGTACCTATGATCATACCAGAATACATTGTCCCTATAAGTAAGGATAAGAAGTTAATTAACTTTATTAAAGGTTGGGGTCTAGAATATGTAGAATTATTGTATGACGTTAAAGATAAGAGAGCAGTGTTTCCTATACGAAAAGATGGCACAATTATTGATGCCGTAGGTAGATCATTAGTAGGGGGAATACCAAAGTGGTTAAGATACACGGGTGCAGCCGATGTTTATCTTGCGTGTAAAGGGAAATCTAATGGTGTTGCAGTTATTGTTGAGGATGTTATTAGTGCTAACACTATATGTAGTGTGTGTCAAAATGTCACAGGTATAGCTATCTTAGGAACATCATTAAGCCTAAAACATATGGAGTATCTACAGGAATATAAAAAAATTATAGTTGCTTTAGACCCTGATGCTTCACACAAGAACTTGCAGTACAGACGAGAGATAGCGTCTTGGACGGGGATAGACACTATTGCTATGCGTTTAAACGATGATATAAAGTATAGAGAGACAGAGGATCTAATCAAATTAAAAGCACTGTGCGGTTAAATAGTGGCGTCTTACCATACTCTTCCATTATTGAAGGATGCACATTACCCTGCTTGCATTGGTCTATGCCAGATTGGTAGGGGCAGAGTAATGGAATCTTGGAATGATGGTAAAAGCAGATCAACAAAGTGGTATCTGTGGCCTTTACCGATGAGATGGATTGGTTGGGACAGCAGAGGATCTTATTTAGGAAGAAGAAGAAAGGTAAAATGACAGAAATATCATTATTAAAAACTTTAATGAACAAAGAGTTCTATGAATTACATAAAGGGATACGATGCCCAGACAAAATCTTTACTAAGGATGTCAGAAAAGTAAAGCAGACACTTGATTACGCAATGGAGACATACGATCAGGGGCTATCACTAGCAGATCTGGAAGCCCTGTTCTATGCAACAAACAATACACTTACTACATCCAATAAAGAACAGTACAAAAAGATCTTTCATAAGATAGCTAGTAGCAGTGCTTTGAATACTGAGGTAGCTACGAAGGTTATTTCTAGGATGTTCCAACAGGTGGTAGGCGAAGAGATAGCTAACATCGGCTACGATTATGTAAATGGAACGCAAAACAGTTTAGAGTCTTTACGTAAAATTGTAGAGACATACCAGAATGATTTTACCCCTAACGTAAAGATAGAGTTTGAGGATATGAGTATAAATACATTGATTGAAGCTAACGAAACTGAGACCCAATGGAAGTTTAATATATCTAGCCTAAGACGTAATGTCGAGGGTGTCAGTGAGGGCCACTTCATAATAGTAGGGGCGAGGCCAAACACTGGCAAGACTAGCTTCCACGCTTCTATTATTGCTTCTCCGAAAGGGTTTGCAGAGCAGGGTGCTAAGTGTGTTGTTTTATGTAATGAAGAGGCCGCAAATAGGGTCGGAGCAAGGTACTTATCAGCCGCTACTACTATGTCAATGGAAGAGATAAAAGTTAACCCATCTAAGGCGGCTCTGCGCTACGATAAGGTCAACCCTAACATACATATTAAGGATTCTACAGGTAAAGATCTGAGTTGGGTTGAGGCTGTAGTTAAAGCTACTAAGCCTGATGTATTAATACTTGACATGGGAGATAAGTTTGCCCCACGTACCAGTGACAAGACAGATGTTTATCTTAGGGATGCCGCTATACATGCCAGGAATATAGCTAAAGAATATAAATGTGCTGTCTTTTGGTTGTCTCAACTGAGTGCGGCAGCCGAAGGTTTAGCGATGCCAGATCAGTCAATGTTAGAGGGAAGTAAAACTGGCAAGGCGGCAGAGGCTGACTTGATGATACTTATAGGTAAGAACAGAGTTATCGAAGGGAATGAGATGGAAGACAAAGAGAGACATCTAAACATAGCTAAAAACAAATTGAAGGGCGGCTTTCACGGACGTATAACTTGCCAGTTGGCAGGAGATATAGCACAGTATACAGCGTGAGAATTGTACTAGACGTAGAGAACACAGTTACTAAACGTAATGGCAAGACCCATATGGACCCGTTTGAAGCCAATAACTTTTTGGTACAGGTGGGTACTAAGAATGTAGATGTACCTACGGAACGACATCTGTTGACGTTCGATCACGTTGAATACACTGACCGTAATGGTGATAATTCTAGGCTGTTACAAACTATCTTAGATCAAACTACACTACTTATAATGCACAACGCACAGCACGATCTAATGTGGTTGTGGGCTAGTGGGTTTAAATATGATGGCGACATCTACGATACGATGTTAGCTGAATATATTTTACAGCGAGGGCAGAAGCAACCTCTTAGCTTACTGGCTTGTGCTGAACGCAGAAACTTAACCTTTCAGAAAGATGATACATTAAAGAAATACTTTAAAGAAGGATACAACACAAATGAAATACCGCTTAAAGAACTTACACATTATCTTGGTTGCGACATTGATACTACTTCCGAATTGTTCACTGCTACTATTACCGAAGGCTTCGCCAAAAGCGAGTCCAACGGAATGGATAGAGTTCGAGACATTACCTTCAAAGTCTGTAAAGCCCTTACCCGAATGTATATGCGAGGGTTCAGAGTGGATAGACTCGCCCTTCGAGAAGTAAGGAGAGAGTTTGAGGAAGAGAAGGTTGCAATCCAGGATAGACTATTTAGACAAATAAGAGATTTAATGGGAGACACTCCCGTTAATCTTAATAGCCCTGAACAAGTATCTCAGGTTGTATTTAGTAGGAAGGTAATTGACAAGAAAGAATGGGTTGAACTGTTTGACTTTACGAAAGACTATAAAGAGTTTAGGGATGCCATAGAAACAAACAGTGTAAAACTTAGAAAGACAGTAGCTTTTAGTTGCCCTATTTGTTCTGGTGTTGGTAGTAGGTACAAGAAGAAGAAAGACGGTACTAACTTTAAGAAAGCTAATAAGTGTCCTGACTGTTCAAGTCGGGGCTATCAACTTAGACAGACTAAAGTATTAGCAGGGCTAGGGTTTAATCCACCAAATAAAACTTGGGTAAGTGCAAATGGTTTTAGTACCAGTAAAGGCAACTTAGATATTTTAATAGCTACAGCTAAGACAAAACGTATGTCTGTGGCTATACAATTCTTAGAGGATATAAAGCGTCTGTCGGCTGTAAGTACATACCTATCTTCTTTTGTTGAGGGGATAAGTAACTATACTAAAGAGAACGGCTTTCTTCACGTTGGTTTAACACAACATATTACATCTACTGGGCGGTTCTCAGGACGCAACCCTAATATGCAAAATATGCCTAGGGGTGGTACATTTCCAGTGAAGCGTGTCTTTGTATCTCGATGGAAAAGTGGAAGAATATTGGAAGCTGATTTCGCACAACTTGAATTTAGAGTTTGTGCATTTTTATCACAAGATAAGGTGGCTATGCAGGAGATAGCTACAGGGTTTGACGTACACGCCTACACAGCTAAAGTTATCAGCGATGCAGGGCAACCTACAACCCGACAGGTGGCAAAGGGACATACTTTTGCTCCCCTTTTCGGGGCGAGTGGTTTTGGTAGAAGCAGAGCAGAGGCCGCATACTATAAACACTTTAATGAGAAGTATACTGGAGTAGCTAAATGGCACAAGAAACTAGGGGATGAGGCAGTTGATGATGGAAAGATAACTACACCATCAGGAAGACAGTATGCATTTCCTGACGTAGAGAGAAGACCTAATGGTAATTTTAGTCACTTCACAATGATAAAGAACTATCCAGTGCAAGGATTTGCTACAGGTGACATTGTGCCTGTTGTGTTTTTGGAAATGGACAAGAGGTTAGAACCTTTAAACTCTTGCATTGTTAACTCTGTCCACGATTCTATTGTAGTTGATGTACACCCACACGAAAAAGATGCCGTAATACAAATTATTACAGATATGAATAACAACTTAAATAAAATTATAGAGGAGGCTTACAATGTAAAAATGAATGTACCAATGCTACTAGAAGCTAAAATAGGTTCGAATTGGCTTGACATAAAGGACGTATGTTAGTATAACTATAGCTCTTTCACATATCATATACATATATATAAAAAGGTAAAATTATGAGTTCAGAATTACAAATAGCAGGTGTTGATAACGCCTTATTAGCTGAGATGATGGGTGTATCAGCCCAAGCAAACGACAATTCAAGTAAGTCTACTTTAGCGAGACTTAACATAACACATACGGCTGTTATGGGAGACCTAGACCACAACGGAAAGGTATCAAGAGTTGAAGTGTTACCTGTTGGAACATATAAACTAAAGGATGATGACACATTTGTTTATTGTCTTGCTCCTACAATAAGAATTTTTGCTGTTAAAGAGCAGTGGACACATTGGGATTCAATTAACAATGTTATGGATCGCACAGAGATGGCTAATAATTTATATGGGGACTTAAAAGATTCTAAAGGTACATTTAATATTGGCAGGCCATCAGGGTATTTGACTCCGAAATCCTACCAAGCTCTACCTCAAGACATGAAAGATTTAATGTACAAGGTAAAAAGAACTAAGATACTATTTGGTACTATTAACTTTAATGGTGCGGCCTTAGATGAGGCAGGAAATGAAGTTAGTGGCTATGATGGTGAGATACCATTTATAATGGACACAAAGAATAAAGGTAGTATTGCAGCAATTACTGCCGTATTAAAGAAAATAAAAGATGACAGTAGCATCCCCATAGAAGCTAAACTTCTAAAGCGTAGTATTACACTTGGTGCTAACATTGAATCAGTGCCAGCAGTGTACGCCACAATGACATTTAATGAAATTAAGGAAGTTGGTCTTAATGATAACGACAATGAGGTCTTTAAGTCTTTCCAAGAATGGATAAAGTGGTCTGACACTCGTGTGCTAACTATGTGGAAAGAAAAAAATGCTCCCCTTCTTTCTGATGATGAGTTAGAATTTGTTGATGACTTTGTTGACGTAGTAGGTTCGGCTGTTTAATGGAGAATTTATCAGAGGCAGGCCATTGGTATGACAAAGATGGTTTGCCTACTTACACTATTGTTGGGGCAAATGGTAAAGAAAGAAATACCACCCTAAGAGATGCGAGGCAGTGGGGATACGTCCCCTCTGTTACTACAATAATAGGCGTAGCGGCAAAACCTTCCCTAGAAAACTGGAAAGTAAATCAAGCACTGAACTCTGCAATAACATTAGAGCAGGACCCAGGTGAATCTATAGAAGACTTTACTAATAGGTGTAAGCAAGACTCTAAGAAGATAGGCAGAGATGCCGCTGAACGTGGTACAATTATCCACGCTATGATAGAGCAAGGCTTTATGGGCGGCAAAGAAACAAAAGCCTATAGAGTTATTAAAAATTATTTAGATGAAAACTTTCCTGGTGAAGAATGGATTGCTGAAGACTCTTTTTGTTCTACTTCTGGGTATGGCGGCAAGATAGATTTATATTCTAAATCAGGAATATTTGTTGACTTTAAGACTAAAGATGGTTTAAAAGATAAGCAGGCATCTAAACTTGTCTACGACGATCACGGGATGCAACTTTCTGCCTACGCAGAGGGGTGCAACTTTAAAGAACCAGAAAGAGTATCTATATTTGTAGATAGAGAAGACCCAGAATTGATAGCAGTACATAGGTGGGATAAAGAAACCCATGTAAG